AGTATTTCATTCTGCTGTTCTTATAAAAATTGATGGAACAAATGTTAGTATAAAAGTTATTACAGATGAATTTGGAAATAAACAATTTGCTTTAGACAGAGGTTCCATGTCTGAATTAGACGTAAACGGTGTTACCGTAGATAAATTAGAAGACAGATTTATAACAAAAGATGGTACACCTCATGGGATGGTTAATAGCGGAAAAATAATTCTATCTATTTTTAATCAAGCCTTACCTACTATTAGACCTGAGTTAGAAAAATTGGGGTTATATAACGATCCAACAAAATTTATAAATGCTGAATTTGTTCAAGGTCACACTAATGTTATAGATTATGGCGATCAAGACTTTTTAGCTTTGCATGGTATAAATCAATTTTTAGAAAAATATAACAGACAAGGTGAATTGGTAAGACCTGGTATGGAAAGACAAACCACTAAAAATCAAATTACAGGTCAAGAACAACTTGAAAAGGGGTCTTCTAAACCAGTTGCTTATAACAAAGATGCTTTAGAAGAATTAAAAGAAAAAATAGAACCTATTGCTAAAGAATATAATTTTGATGTCATTACTAGCGCCCCGGTAAAATCAACAGGTAGACCTGATTTTAATAAAATTTTAAAAGAACCCTTTACTGTGAACTTTTCTTTAGGAGAAGATGTTACACAACCTTTAAACGTTTGGTTAGATAATGCAAAAAATCCTCGCGAAGCCATGATTACTACAAATGAAGGAAGAAGAATTGGTGCCGTAAGTAAACAAAATTATATGAATGTACTGGGTGAACAACCTTTAGATGAAATATATCAAGAATCAGATATTGCTAATGCAGTTGATGGTGCTATGATGTATCATGCCACTGTTAGACTTGGAGAAGAACTTCTAGAAAATTACGAATCTATTTTAGGAAAAGCAAGTGGTCATGAAGGAATTGTTATACCAACTAACCCGCCTTATAAAATAACGGGTAGGTTTATTTTAGATGGTATGACAAGTAGATTTAGATCTACTGATGAAGATGATCAATCTGCCCCTAGTATAAATTACGGTGGTGGTAGAATGGAATATCCAAATGCTCAAGCAGTAAATTATGCTGCAAGTTCTAAAGACCCAGGAGGTACCCCATACTCCAAATACCCCGGACCGGGTAGAGCAACCGGTGGTAATGCAGAAAGATAGTATTAACTACTAGTATGGGTTTCGTAAAGTATCACCCTAGAATAGGGGATGATCAAAGACCAGATTGTACTATTTTTAACTACGATACTGTCTATTTACTATGTGAAGATGGGCCTGTAGTTTATGAACATAAAATGGGGGGATATATAGCTCCAAATTTAGGTGGTAGAATCCATGATATTGATTGGTATTATTTTTTTAAAGAAATAGAAAAATTAAAACCAAAACAAATAGTATTACCTGAATGTTACGTAAATGGAAGTTACCCAGAGTTTAAAGCTAAAATAGAGCAAGATTTAAGATTACACGGTTTTGATGAATCTAATATTATAGTTTACGCTCAAAAAGAAGAAAATTTTTATCATGGTGAAATACACGTACAACCTGATTGGATGTACACAGATGATATTAGTTATAAATTAGTTTATCATTCTATAGGTTATGTGGTACCGGAAGAAGATGAAGAAAGTTATGATAGATTTAGAGAATTTAAATTTTGCAAACAAGGGTTTATGTGTGAAAGTTTTCATAAACTATACGCTTTAAGACATTCAACCCCAGAAATGCAAGTTGAAAAAAGAAAAAAACACAAAAAGAATTTAAAATCGGGTAAATTTCTTTTTTATGGTGGTTCAAGTACTAGTAACAGACCTATAGTTTTTGACGCTATATATAGCAGTAATAAACTTTCTTGGGAAGAAATAAGATATGATCATGAAGATCTAACAGAACTAATATTAGATAAAAAAGGTATTGGTTTATCTTTAGATGGTTTAGTTTTTAACACTATTCGCGATACCGAGTTTGGTGTTAATGGGGTACCATCTATAAAAGTTACAAGAGCTCCTCAATACATGGTAGATAAAAACAATATAAATCTTTTTAGATCAAGATATTGGAAAACTATACCTTATTCGTTAGTACCTTCAGATGAACATAGAAAACAAACACGACAAATAATTGAAGAAGCATATGAAGAATATATGGATTGTGTATATGATAATGACGTTAGAACTTTAAAAAATATAAGATATCAATTTTTTATAAATCTTTTACAAAAATTTCATAATATAGAATTATTTTTATATGATATATTGTTTGGAGAAGATTTAGAAGAGTTTATAACAAGACTAGATCTAATTCCAGATTATTCCATTTTTAAAGAAGCTGCTAATCCCGAACTGATTCAAAAAGGTGCCAGGGGGGAAATGTTCGTTGATTATATTCAAGAAGTTTGTAAACTGTTTGATAAGAAATTTAAGTTACGATATGACAACTATTATCGAAGCTTAAATAATTAAAATGAAAACATTTAAACAGTTCTTTCTTGGTGAACAAGATATACCTGATAAAGATGTAAACTTTAGAACAGTTGCTCTTGTGCCAGGTAGTTTTAAACCACCACATAAAGGGCATTTTGAAATGTTTAAAAATTATGCTGATAAAGCAGACAGGGTAATAGTTGTTATAAGTGACCCACAAAATCCAAAAAGTATTAGAACTACAGATTTAGGAAAATATATACCCGCTGATGTAGCAAAGAAAATATTTGAAATATATGCTGAAAACGAAAATATAAGAAATATTACATTTATAACCGACCCTGCTCCAGTAAAGTTTGTTTATGATTATTTTGCTGAAAGAACGCAACCTGGAGATAAAGTTATATTAGGTGTGGGTGGTAAAGGTGAAGATGCAGCAAGATATAAAAATGCCGCTAAATATGCCCCTGAGGGTGTAGAATTTGATATTGATGTATTTTCAACTGTAGGAGGCGACAAACCATTAAGTGCATCTGATATCAGAAATAAATTAGATAATTTGCAAATTGAAGATTTATTACCTTATATACCTGATAGGTTGAGAGATAATAAAACAGTTGTAGATGAAGTATATCAATTATTGACAAGCCTTCCCACTACGATAAATTAGTGTGTGAACGTTAATCATCACCATAAGGCACTTTTCTTTCATATCCCAAAAACTGGTGGTACTGCTATTCATTTAGCAATGTCTAGACATGAAAGATTTAAACGTGAAACACCCGAAACTATAGAAAGAGAATATTGGGAATTTTATCTAGGAATGCATGGTAGTTTTTCTATGCTAAAAACAGATAAAAATACAAAAGATGAATTTGATACGTTAATGAGTTATTACAAATTTTGTTATGTAAGAAATCCTTGGTCTCACGCATTAAGTTATTATTTTCATTGGATTCATAAAGACAAATTTTTAAAATTAGATAGTTATCAGCAATCTTTAGATTGGAAAAATTTTAAATGGTATTTAGAAAACAAATACGACCCTCAAGAAAATTATACTTTTAAAGACCCCGAATTTAAAATTGATAAAATGTTTAAATTTGAAGAATTACAAGACAGTTGGGATGAATTATGTGATAGATTTAATTATAACAGGAACACTTTACCCGATGTTAACAATTCAAAAGAACATAAAAATATTTTTAATTTCACTTATCCAAAACACTATTCAGAATGGTATGATAATGAATCTAAAGAAATGGTAGAAGCTGTTTCTAAAAATGAAATAGAAAAATTTAACTATAAATTTACCTCATAGGGTTTTGTATTCTTCTTCCAGTTAACATATTAATAGATTTTTCTATATAATCAGATATTTCACTTTCTAAATTCATATCAGTAATAATATCAGAAAATGGTGCTAATGCTCTGTTAATACTGTCGATAACGTTAGCTTTAAAGTCGGGTATATCACCGTGTTTACCGGTAGTAAGATATCCTTTTGCTTTTTGTAATTCACTATCTATAAAACTATATATAATAGATTTTGGGTCATCTTCTTCTTCATCTTTTTCGCTTGGTTTCAATACAGTAACATTAGATTGAGGGTAATCTGCAAAGTCTCCCCAATGTGGGCCACTATTAAAAGCAAGACCTCCTGATTCCATTAACTTTTGTAGATTGCGAACGTCTCGATTCATATCAGTATTTATTAAATAATTGTGTGACTTTTGATGACATATTAATGCTTTGTGAAGACGATTGGGATTATATGGATCTTTTAGAAAAGAAAGGCTCACGGTGTACTAAGGTAACAAAACAAGCTAGCTCTTACCTAGATAGTAAGAAGTATATGAAGTGTGTAAAGAATCCTTCCGGTAAGGGATACAAACGGATACACTACGGAGACCCTAAGAGACGAATTAAAAAGAGCAACCCTAAAAGACGTAAAAGCTTTAGAGCAAGACATAAATGTTCTTCAGCTAAACCAGGAACAGCTCGATATTTAAGTTGTAAAAATTGGTAATATGAATATAAAATTTAATAGTAAAATAGATAGTTTGTTAAAAGAATATAACCGTGGTGTTCTTAATATGCAAACTCAAAACCAACACGGTGATACATTTGACCCAGAAGATGATACCTACACTGGCTCTACTGCTGACACTGATGAAGCAATACCTGGCGAAGAAGGTGAAGAGCAAAAAACAGATAGACAAAAGGACATAGAAAGTTTAAAAGCTTTAAGAGCAAATCCTGATAAAAGACATGCAGAAAAAAATTACGGCTCAGTAGAAAAATATAAAAGAATGCTGACTCGTAAAATAGATAAACTTCAGCATGATGAAGATAATGAAGAAGAAGCAGAAGATCGCTGCAAACGTAAAGCTGATTCTGTATATGGTAGTAAAACATCTGCATATAAGTCTGGAGCGATAGTTAGATGTCGTAAAGGTGATATATGGAAGAAAAAATAACATTTAAACAGTTTTACGAAGCTTCAGATAATTTACATCAATGGTTTAAAAGAGGTGGAAAGGACCCAAAAACTGGTAAAAAGTTTTCTGGTTGGGTAAATTGTAAAACTGGAGGACCTTGTGGTCGTAAATCTAAAAAATCAGGCGGCAGCTACCCAGCATGTAGACCTACCAAATCAGCTTGTAAGAGTATAAAAGGAAAGATGTATAAGAAAAAAGGACCTAAGAGGGTAAACTGGAAAAAATGAGAATACTAATCCCAATAGTCTTGCTTTTTACTGGGTGTGCTAATTGGGAAGTAGTAGAATCAGATCATTGTTGTGGAGGACATATTCACCATACTAGCCATACTGTTTATGTTGTTGATCACCACCATCATAGGCATGATTCAAGACGTAAAAGAGATAGATCATCTGAACCGTATACACCGAGAGTTAGACCCACACCACCTTCTAGACCTTTACCGGTACCCGGACGACCACCCCAAAATCCCCCAGCAGAAACAAGAAGGCCCGGGGAAAAACACGACCCATAAAAAAAAGGGCTCGCTTACGCAAGCCCCTGACTCCCCATTCTAACTAATAGCTATTAGAAAGAAACATTGATACCGGCTGATACGGTTATACCGTTTTCATCTCCCCAAGGTGAATCATCACTATTAAGATAGAAAACATTCACATACGGGCTCAAAGAATCAAGCCCATTGTAATTTAATGTACCGCCAAATTTCTGGTAGTCATGTAAATCGAATGAACCTAATTCAATATACGGTGTCAAGCTTAGGTCACTTAGAACAGGTAAATCATAAGGATTACCAGTAATGTCAATTGTAATACCAGAATAATCAATATCTTGATTATCCCATAAAGTTAAACCGACGCTTGCATAATCACCAATCAAAGGTAGATTGGGAATAGAAACACCTAGGCCAACTTCTGTACTATCAACCGCAGCATTATGATGCTGAACTTCGATTGAACTATCAAGTGTAAGACCGATCAGTTCAAAAGAACGACTCAAACCTAATACCGAATGGTTAACGCTGTCATTGCCACCTAGGCGAGGAACATTGTACATTCCACCAAAGGCATTAGCAAATCCAAGATCATAACTACCGTTAACTCCAACGCCTAGAGCGTCATCAGAATAGTTTAGACCTCGAACATAATGCTCGGTTTCATATTGAAGAGTTCCTACCAAGGATAAACCCTCAGCTTTAACATTTACTTGCGTGAATAAACACACAGCCGACATAATGAGAAAAGATAATGCTTTTTTCATATGAACATTATTTATTCAAATCCATACATATCAATTGATAAATATTAATATGGAAGAAGGACTAAACAAACAACACCTTGAACAGGTAATACAAAACTTGGGTAACGAGTATCTATGGGTTGCTATTGGTGTTGCAGTAACCTTTTTTTGTAGAGATCTTATAATGAACTTTGTACAAGGCATGCTAGTCTTTTTAGGTTCTAATATAGAAAACGATGATATCATTTATATAAGTGGTCGCCAAGCCAGAGTTGTAAGAAAAGGATTTAAAGCTACCGTTTTTTATATGACAGATAGAAAAACAAAAATGATTGTTCCAAATGAGCAGCTTAAGTTTTTAACTATTGAAAGAAAGTTACCTATGAACGGTAAAAGTTATTTGCTTAAAGGTAATGATCCTGAGTATGATGAGTCAGATAAGATGGAGATTGATAAATAAAAAAAGAACATATATATTCTTATGGATAGTCAAAAACAACTCATTTTAGATACGGTGGCAAATTACATTAAGAATGTAGATTTATATACTGAAAAGAATAACAAGTCTGCTTCAACACGAGCACGAAAAGCATTAGCGGATTTGGTAAAACTTTGTAGAGATGAGCGAAAAGCTATTTTAGAATCTCGAAAAACAAATGATTAGCAATTTCTCAAAAATATATCGTAGGTACATCGTTCAAGAAATAAACGTTGACGATGATGATATTGTAGGTTTAGTAGAAAAAATTTATATAGAAGATATAGGTGAAGTAGATGCTAAAATAGATTCCGGTAATGGAGCATATAATGTTATAAATGGTGAGGTCGTCAGTAAAAGAGGCGATAATATTATTGTAAAAACGATAGGTGGTAAAAAGCTAAAGAAAAAAGTTGTCGATACAATTATCATCCATATCGGTTCAGGGGTTAAAGAAGATAGACCGGTAGTTTTATTTGACATAAAACTTGGTGATGAAGAATATAAAGACGTACCTTTTTCAATTGCTGATAGAAGCGAAAATGAATACCCAGTTTTAATAGGTAAATTATTCTTATCTAAAATTGATAAACTGATTGACGTTGATAAAGAATACGAGCAAGATTAAATCTTGTAGTGGGCATAGTAAAACACGAAGTAATAGACCTTTTCCCGGTTCCTTTTCAATTTAATACAATAGATAAAAAATCTATTAAAAAACTAGAAAAAGCAATTACAAAAGAATATAAAAATAATTGCGATGATCCTGATACCCATTATAAAGCAGATCATAAAGTACACGACTTAAATGTATTGTTAGGGTTTTGTAAAAATTCCGGTGTTACTAGCTATCAATCTACTCCTAATCTTCAAACAAAAGACGATTTTGCTTTTTTTAATGATATTATATTTGAAGCTTGTAGGAACTGGGAAGAACATACCCAAATAAATGTAGAAACTTACGATATTAGTTTAATGTGGTCTAATATATATAGACCTAATGGTACTAACCCTGAACATTTTCACCCTAATAGCTTTTTAAGTGGTGTTGTATGTATAAGAGACCCTTCTGTAAGACCACATAACGGTGTAACTACAAATTTAGGAGGCACGACATTTTTTAATCCATTAAATCAAAATTTTGTTATTGCTCCTTCTGTAAGTGAAAGAGGTTCACCCTATTATACACCGAGTGTTAAACCCGAACTTAAAGAAAACATGATGGTTA